TTTTGAACTTGTTCTCTACTATTGTCTAAATCTATTTTTGCACCTTGGTCTTGAACTAAAATTAAATCTCTTGTCATATTTAATTGTGCTTCTCCATATCTTTTAACATCAGCATCTTCACTTGCTTTCAACTCCCTAAACTTATTAATATTATCCATTCTCATATCAAATAAGTTTGATTCGCTGTCAACTTGAGCATCCAACTCTCTTTTATATTCTTTTATTTGATTCATTACTAATTTAAATCCAACCAAAGCTATTGTTAAAACAATTGCAACTGGTAATGCTGCTATAACAAGCGCTAGCCCCTTTAAACTTCCAGCTGCCGCCAAAGAACCAACCTTAACTGCAGCCATTACTCTTACTACTCCTTGCCCTAAATTTATTATTGATTTAAACCCAGTCAATATTGTTGGCAATGCTAATCCAAGAATACCTACAACCGCTATTAATCCAGTTACTCCTCCAGTAACTAAAACTAATTGTTTTGTTAGTTTTTCGTTTTCACTAATCCATTTTGCTTTTGCTTCTATTATGGGTGTTATTTTTTCAAGAATTTTCTCTAATATTGGTATAAAAACTCCTCCAATTGTTTCATTTAATTCTTTAAATCTTTCTTTTAATACTCTTTGTTGATTTGCCAAACCATCTTGCGTTCTAGCAAAATCACCAATAGCATTTTGAGATTGAGAATAAGCAATTTCTAATGTAGCAATAGCTCTTTTTTGCCTTATTGTTTCATCTGTAAGTTCACCAGTTGCTTCCATAGATATAACTTTTGCCTTTACGTCCTCTTCTAAAATAGCAATACCCAATTCTTTAACAGATTCTCTTTCGCCCAACAATGCTTTTGTCAATGCTTTACTTGCACCTTCAGCACCACCAGAATAATTAGTAAATGATGCCAAATCAACCGCTAATTTGTTTGTTTTATCTGCCAAATCAAGTGCGGCTTTACCAGATAACCCAAAACCAGTAAGCATATCACCCGTTGATGATAATAAATCTTTTGCCGATGATTCAGCTAGTCCAAAGTTATTTCTTAAATCCATTGCAACCGCCTGTGCTTGTTTACCAACATCTTTAAATACAACATCAAACTTATTAAATATTTCTTGTGCATCTGATGCTTGTTGTGTCATTTTAAAAACACCAACACCAATTGCAGCAAAGGCTGCTGTACCAATAAGTGCCATCTTTTTAAATTGTGGTGCTAATTTTTGAATTTGTTTTCCAAATTTACCAAGCTCTTTTTCAGCCTGTGCAGCATTTGCTTTTACAATAATTTCTAGACCTTTTCTTGATATTGCCATAAATTTATCTTCTTACTTTAGCTCTTGATTGAGCCCTTTTAATTTCACTGTTTTTATGATTAATTTCAATATTAATCTTTTGATTTATAGCTTTTATAAACCAATCTGGTTGACTTTCATATTCTTGATAAGTCCATTTCATCTCATGACAAATCATTATCATCAACAGCGTATCAGAAACTTCTCCACGACCAATATTAACCAACCTATTATATTGGTCTTCTATTTTTTTAATTCAGAGCTTTCTTTTTTTGTTAATTTAGATATTTCGTCATTAACAAAATTAAAATCTGTCTCTTTTAAATCTAAAAGATATTCTAATAAATCTTCTTCAATATTCTTTCCATCTAAATCTTTGACAGAATTTACATATTGTCTTATTGACTCGTTTTGCAATTCAAACAAAGTTTCTTTTTGTAACTTAATTTCACCGCTTTTTGTATCAATGTTTTTATCGCCGAGTATCTTTGAATTGATTGCTTGTCTTTCCCTACCAGTTAGCCATTGTTTTAACTCAATTTCATAGCCAGATGGTGTTTTTATAGTAATTGTTTCTCTTTTCATAAGTTTTCAAAATTAATTAATTATAAGTACCACAATCCATACATTGTCGTTTGGGTGGTATTAGTAAAGATAATAATCCAATAGGAAATAATAATATACAAACAGTAATTATCATAAATCCATATTTGGCTTTGTGTGGTGTTACTTTTTTACAATTGTGACAGAATTTTTTCATAGTTACTTTTTTTTCAAATTCTTTTAATTTTTTTGCTTTTTCTTCACAATCATCATTTAACTCTTTGTTTGTTACAATTTTAAAACTTTTCATAAGTTTGTCACAAGGGAGGGGGCAAATTACCCCCACCCATTTATTTAGTTTTTAAATATTAGTAACTTGCTGTCAAATTAACTAATGTACATGCGTTTATAACGTTGTCATTTAAACCAGCGTCATAAAGGGCGTTAAAGTCTAAAGTCTGTGTTACAATTTCATTCATTGAGAAATCGCCACCCCAATTTTCAAAATCAACTTTACTTAAATCTAAAGTCCATTCGGGATATACGGTTGTACCACCTGTTAATACGCTTGTTCCAGTTAAATCAATTCGTAAAGCCTTATAGCTTCCGTCTGTAATATAACCGAATAAAGTTCTGTTCTCATAATCTAATTCTATCGAACCACTAACACTGAATAATTTATTTACAATATCTTCAGGGTGTAGAGTTGAAAGAGTTGCGCTAACTTCTGCATTCTTTTCAAAGTTCAAAGTTAAACTCTTTAATTTCGTTGCGGTTGCAGCGGTTAATGCGGCAGTTGTTGCGGCGATTTTAAAGGTTAAATTTCTACCAATAAACTTATCTTCACTTGCATAACTAGCAGTTACTCCGCTTGATGAAGCACTTCCTTTTCCTAAAAAGTTTACCGTATAAGATATAATTTCATTTGGGACAATGGTAATAGACAAACTATTAATCATTGATAATTCATAAACAAGCTGACCAATAGGGTCGGTTGTTGTAAGTGTCAAACTATCGTGTTGATTATCATTTTGAAGTGAATAGGCGTGAGTATAGGCTACTGTGTCTGTTGGACCAGTTGTACTTACTGTTCCCATAAGGGCTAACAAAATCAACCCAAAACTTTCAACACCTAATTCTACATTCATCTCACCCTCGGAATGAATCATTGTTAATGGGGCTTGATCGCCACCAGTAATTCTTCCAAAAGATGTTTCAGATAATGCACGAGTTGGTACATCATAAAAGTCAAAAGAATTTACATTCAACCAATGTGTTGGTGCTACACCAACTCCACGAGTTGCTTCTTTTCCAATACCGACTGACTGTCGTCTGCCGATCCATTTTACATCTGACATAATTTTTTTTATTTAATTTTTTATATTTCTTTACAATACCGACCTTTATGATATTGCGTTTAAATCTACTGATACTAAACAAGTTAAATCTATTGTTGCTACTCTATACTGGTCTTCTTCTCCCACATATCCCCAATAGCTAGGCGTTGCAAAGGTTTGCAAGAAAGTATAACCAGTCTTTGTCGGAACTCCAACAGTTTCTAATGTATAATCCTTATCGCAATCGTCTATCACCGAATCTACTAATTCTCTCATAACTCTTTCAGCTTCTTTTTTACTTCTAACCGTACGACTAACAAATAGTTGAACTTTAAATGCGTATATGCGGACATTTTCTTCTGTCGTGCTGTAATCAGACTCATTGCTACTTGGAACTATATTTGCATACGGGTCTGAATCTGTTTGTATCTTTTCATATGCGTAAACATCTGACAATAAATTATTATTACTTAGTATTGTTTTTAACTTTTGGATTATTTCTTCAAACATATTATTATTTCGCGAGGTCTCGTGTAATAAGACCAGTTGCGTTTAAAAATTCTTTCTCAACTTCTGCTCGTTTGTTTTGTAAAGCAGTATCTAAAAACGGTCTAGCTTTCATCTTCCAAGTTCCTTCGTGTACATAGATGGCGTAATCTGTATGCGGAGCAATCGTTGCTTTAAGTGGTTGTATTGCTGTTCTAATACTTCCCTTTAATAAACCAGTCCTGACTGGCATATAACCACCTGTCTTTAAATCTCTTTCAAGTATTAAACTACCACGCTTAATTGCTCTAGCATAATGTTTATTAATTATACTTTTAGACCTAGCAAGATTTTTTTGAAGCTCTGCCAAACCCTTAATAAATATTTTTGTACTCATACTAATTCAACAATTATTTCACTATGTTCAAAACTGCCAAAGTTTCTTTTACTAACTCCACCAGTAACGACTTTATAAAAATTACTAGATGAATCTTTTAATCTGTCGCCTTCCTTAACATCAACACTGGAATCCATATAAATAACATAGCCTTTACCAAAAGCACCACCGACCAATTCTAGTCGCTGTCTGTCTAGCGGTTGTATGTGTGCCTTTGCAGAAGTTACTGTACTGGCAAGAAATTTATCAGTACCAGCTTGTTGAGTCCTGCGGGCAATTACAATCGTCTCATCTTTTAAAAATTGCATTAATTTTGGCATATCTTTATATGGTAAAATCTCTATAATTATTTAATATTGATATTGCTCCACTATTGTTTGCGATATCATCTAGCCCAGCACCACCAGTTACATAGTTTACAGAATAATCTCCTAAACGAGTTCCTGAAACTACACCACCATCAATTCCCTGTTTGATTATCTGCGACAACATCATTGTTGAGGCTAATTCTACATCTGCTGGAACAGCACTACTATTTCCCCAAACACCAGTAATCTCAATCTTTTTATTTCCTGAATAGAATGCACCAACACTTGAAGAAGTTGATAATCTTATTTCAAACTTTGGTGTTGTGTTTAGTGGATATAACATATAATCATTATCCTGTCCCTCGGTCAAACTTGAAACAACATCTCCGTTTGTGTCTAATATCTTTAAAGAAGTAACACTAATTAAATCGTCTTCTTGATCTAGGAATAATGTTCTTTTTCCACTTCCATCAAAATATCTAGTCTCTGTGTCGGGTTCAAAATTCTTATTTGTAAATTTTTCTATCCAAGCAGAAACAGAAGCTTCCCAATCAGAAAACCCAGCGTCTATAAAAGCATTGGTGTCTATTTGTAAGTAATTCAAAACCTTTACTTGTGTTGTTAACATAACTTTTTATTAATAATCTCTAACTGAATAAAACGGCATAGATGTTCTTTTAATATCGTCAAGGTCAATCATAATTGCATCGCCTTTATCAATAAGGGCTTTTGCAATATTTGATTCTACATTAACAATAGCACCAGCTTTATTCTTTAGAAACTGTTTTTTTAGTTTAATTTTCATAGGCTGTCTCAAGGAGTTGAAAAGGAATATTCAACTCCAAATGACAAACTATAAATAGTTTAAGCGATTCCGGTAAGACCCTTGATGGCGTCACCAAGAACAACATTACCAGCAACTCTGTGTACAACACGAATTGCAGTTTGGTCTTTCGTAAACGCAGTTTCTGTCTCTTGTGAGATTTTAACTGACATTTGACCTCTATCACCTAACCAATAACCCATCTTGTAGTCTCCGAAGAAAAGTTCGGATTCTGGTAGATTGTTATTCTCAATCACAGCATAGCCATGAAAAGTTGCAGGCTGACCAGCAGCGACTGGTTCTTGCCAGAAATAACGACCGTTGTCGTCTTTCAACTTTCGTAATTCACGGATATTGTTTCTGTGTACTAAGAATTTTGCGTTAGAATGATATTTTTGTGGTAATGAGTATTCGAGGTTGATCATATCATCAAAGCTCAAATTACCAGTGGCGGATGCAATACTTGCAATAGTAGTAGCAACACGGGCGGTTGTTAAACCAGTAGGTTGTGTAGTACCATTTCCAACTGTAATTACTCTATCTTCTTCGCGTTGAATTGCTTCAGCGAATAGGGTAATAATCAAATCAACAATGTCAATTTGGTCACTATCTTCGATTAGCTCATCAGAACTATAAAGGATAGAAGCAAGTTTATATACAGTTAAGGTTGCCTCGTTAAACGTAGCAGTAGTTGTAGATTTAGTAGCGTTCTCTTCAGTCCAAGTGGTTTTTGGTCCAGATGTTAAAGTAGGGATTTTCATCACATCACGTTTCATTGGAATGACACGGACTAATGATCTCATTGAGAATTTCTCAATGATGTCTCTAATAACTTCTGCACGGAACTCATCTGGGAAAAGGTAGCCACCATCTGCGGCAGTCAATTGTTATCGCAAAGGCTCTTTATCCTCTGCTTCTGCATGTTACCATGCAGGTCGGACTATATCTTTAATAGTTAATGAACTATTAGACGGCACTCGTGGTGAAATTACTAACCTTTAAGGT